CGGTGGTCGCCGTATCATTCGGCTTTGCGGACCTACATTGAAAAAATGTGAGAAAACTCTTTTTAGGGTGCCACCGGACCCTCTTTTGACCCATGTCAACGCCCACCAAGGAAAAGCGCCAAACCCCAGATATTGTACCCACTGTGGTCGATCTGGCGGAGGCTTTGGGCACTACTCGAAAGACATTGAATGTTTGGCGGAAGCTCGACGGGGCTCCGAGGCCGCGCCCGAATGGTGGTCACTCGGTGACGGAGTGGCGCAACTTCATTTCATCGCGTGGGCTCGGATCGCAGACACTTGGATCCCGCGAAGAGCAGTTGATGGATAGCGAGGCGCTGCGGGCTCGGAAGCTACTGGCCGAGGTCGAGGATCGCGAGCTCAAGGTGCTGGTTCGCAAGGGGCAATTTGTCCCGATCGACGCGGTGCGTGAGCGCTGGTTCTATCACATCGGACAGGCAAACGCCCTGCTTCGGAACAAGCTCGAAAACGAATTGCCGCCGCTGCTGGTCGGCAGAGATGCGGTCGACATCCGCAAAGAAAATGCCCGAGTGGTCGATGAGTACATCGCGATCATGAACTCTGGCGATCAAAAGAAGATCCCAAAACTTGAAACCAGAGGACGAAAGAAATCCGACGACTGACCTGCTCGATGAGATCCTGCGCTCTGGGCATGTGATCACCGATCGCCGGCCGCCGTGGCAGTGGTGCGAGGATCACATCGAGTCGATCCCATACTCGCCGGTGCCGGGTGGATTCCAGTCGGGCAACTCTCCATGGATCCGCGAACCATTGGAGGCGCTGGCAGATCCGTCGGTTTCGCTGGTTTCGATCATCGCGGCGATTCAGGCGGGCAAAACCATGACCGCCGAGCTTGGATCCTGCTGGATCGCGGCGAACGCGCCCGGACCGATGCTCTGGCTCGACCAGACAGACTCCGACGCAAAAGATCAGATGGAAAACCGTCTGCAGGTGCTCTGGAAGCAATGCGCGCCGATTCGGGAGATTTTGCCGCGCCAGCAAGGGACCGAAAGGCACAAGCTCAAGCGCAACTCGGTCGCATTTCTCAACGGCATGACTGGCTGGGTGCTCGGTGCTCACTCCAAGACCAACCTTCAAAGGAGATCGATCCGCTGGTTGATCGGCGATGAGACCTGGCGCTGGCCATCGGGTCACATGGCCGAGGCCGAGGCGCGGGTCACCGCCTTCGGGTGGCTGGGAAAAAGGTTCTTCGTGTCGCAGGCCGGCGAGGTGGACGACGACACCGATCGGAAATTTCGATCGACCGACCAGCGTGAATGGTGCTGGCGATGCCCGAGCTGCAAGACGACGCAGCCATGGAAATGGGAAAACATCGAATGGTCGAAGGATTGCCGCCTCGAAGATGGCGCGTGGGATTACGAGCGGGTCCGCGAGACCACCGAAATGTTCTGCGAGTGTGGCACCCGCTTTCCCGATACCGACCGATCACGGCGTGAACTCAACAACCCTATGAATGGCGCGCGTTATGTCTCCCAGAACCCCGGAGCGGCGAAGTCGAATGTCGGCTTTCATTGGAATGGCCTATGCGCGGGATCGTGGGGCAACCTCGCCGAAATTTACCTTCGGGCAAAAGCGTCGGCTCGCACTGGCGACATGGAGCAGCTCAAAATCTTCTGGCAGAAGCGTCTCGCTCTTCCGTTCACCGAGTACACCGAGGATTTCTCGATCAAGATCACCGATTCCACCTACGCGCGCGGCGATTTGGCGTGGGAAAAGGAAGGCGCGATCATCGGTGGCAAGATCCGGGTGCCGGATGAGGATGACGACCCGCCGGTGCGACTGCGCGTGATGACCGTCGATGTCCAGATGGATCACTTTTGGTACCTCATAACCCAATGGAGCCCCGATGGATCCAGCCGCCGGATCGACTGGGGCACGGCCCATACCTGGGAAGAATTGCTCGAACAGCAGGAAAAGTACCGCGTTTCATCCTCCCTCGTCGGCGTCGATGCCGGATTCAACTCCTACGAGGTCTACCAACGCTGTGCCGAGCATGGATGGGTGGCGCTGATGGGTGACCGCAAGGCAACATGGACTCACCGACTAAAGCAACGCCTCGGCGTCGGCGTCCGGGTCAAGTCACTCGACCGATTCTATTCCCCGAAGCGCTCGATCAACTGCTCGGCAGGCAAAGTCGCCCAGATGTTCTACTGGTCGAACCTCAACATCAAAGACGCCCTCTCGCGGATCCGCCGCAATCAAGATCCAAGCCGAGGCCCGACATGGGAGGTGCCGGTCGAGGCTCTCGCCGAGGTCGACAACGACGAAAAGAAGATCGCGTACCTGAGCCAGATGGAATCCGAGATGCGGATCAAGGACGGCGACAAGTGGCAATGGTCGCGGATCCAGAAACGCCCGAACCACCTTCTCGACTGCGAGGCGATGGCGACGGTGTTTGCCTTCATGCTCAAAATCCTTGGCCGCGAAACCGAGCAGGAAGCCGCTGAAGATTGACACACCATGCAATGGCATGGCCACCATCAACATGTCTAAAAATTTCACCATTGAAGAGGTGGAAGAAATTTTGGCAGAGAACAAAAAGGTGCTGAAGAAGATTATGATGAGTTACTCCGAATCTGGTTCGCAGGTCACCTACCAGCGAATGGAAGACACCGAGAAAAAAATCGCCGCATGCCAAGCTGCTCTCTCAAAGCTCGACCCGATCACCTACGGCAAGACCCGCCGCACCTGTCAGTCAACTGCCGGTAATTTCTAACATGAACCTGCTGCAAAAAATCACCAAGTCCGCCGCTTTAGCCTTCGGATGGTCGCCGTATGAGAGCGTCAACCCATCGCCCGTTCGCCAGCGCCTGCCCGCCGCAGCTCCGCAAGACCACCGCAAGGAGGCAACGCCACTGGTACGCAACGAACTCATCAAGGGCAGCCGGTATCTGATGAAAAACAGCGGGTTCGCCCGCGAAATGGTCTTCGACATGGCCGTCTACTCGGTCGGCGATGGCCTCAAGATCCAACCAAAGACCGAAGACCGTGAATGGATTGCCGGCGCACTCGACTACTGGGAGGAATGGTCGAATCAGTGCGAGGTGACGGGACGATTCTCCCTCTCCGAGTGCGAAATGCTCATCTGCCGCGCGATCGACGAAGACGGTGATATTTTCGTCCATCTTACCCGCGTTGAAGGCCGGCCGGTGATCCAACTCATCGAAAGCCACCGCGTGAGCGGCGGAAACAACGACGGCACGGTCGATGGCATCCGTTTCGACGGCTATGGCCGACCAGTTTCGTATAGCGTGAAGCAGGATGATGGCACTTTCATCGAGCTTCCGGCCTACTCGGTGCTGCATATCTTCGATCCAGAGCGCGCATCATCGGCGCGCGGCGTGCCATCACTGGCGCATTCGATCAATCACATCCGCGATGAGATGGAATTGCTCGCGCTCGAAAAGCACGCGCTCAAGGATCATGCCGACAAATCGTTCGCGATCACCACGCAGAATGGCGAGATCGACAGCAACGACGGCTTTGGCGGACTCGACATTGACTCTGGCAAGGCCGAAGACAACCCACACAGCGACCCGACCGCACTCCAAAAGATCGTCGGTGGCAAATGGGTGGCGCTCAAGCCGGGCGAGGAACTAAAACCCTTCGAGAGCAACCGCCCATCGCCCACCTTTACCGGATTCCTCGATCACCTTCGACGCGATTCAGCGCTGGGCGTTGTCCCGTACGAGTTCACCGCCGATTCAAGCAAAATCGGCGGCGCTGGCGTCCGCATGGTCGTGGCCAAGGCCGATCGCCGATTCTCTCACCGCCAAAACATCCTCATCCGCCGCTTTCTCACGCCCGTCTGGAAATTCGTCATTGGCGACGCCATCACTCGTGGCGAGCTGCCGTTGATTGCAGGCTGGTGGAAGATTTCTGTCGTCACCCCGCGCCGCGTCACCGTCGATGCCGGTCGGGAGTCACTGCAAAACCGCGAGGATGTGAAGGCCGGTCTCAAGACTCTCTCTGACCACTTCGCCGAACTTGGCATGGACTTCGAGGAAGAGGCTGAACGCCGCGCTCGCGACATCGCCCACCTGCAAGAACTCGCCAAGAAATACGACATCCCGCTGCAAATGCTTTTCGCTTCTGGAGTCGCGACCACTCCGCCAGTCGAAGCGCCGACTGGGCCCGCGAAGTGATGGGGAATTGACACCCCACGCATCGCGTGAACGCACGCGATCTCATTTTGACACAGGAGCCGTGGGCCATCGCCCCGGAGGCAATGGACGGCATCATCGGTTTGGCCATGGACATGGCCGCCGGCAAACTCTTCACCCTGCCGCAGAGCGAAGCACCGCAGTCGATCATGAGCGTCGCCGATGGCGTCGCCACGATTAACATCACCGGCCCTCTACTACCGACCACCGACGAGTTCGATCGCGTGATGCTCGGTGCGACGAGTCTCGATGAAGTTCGCTCCACCGTTGAAAGCGCCGCCGCTGATCCAGCGGTCACATCGATCGTCCTCAACATCGACTCTCCTGGCGGAACCGTTCGCGGCACCCCCGAGGCTGCCGATGCGATTTACGAAGCCAGCAAGGTCAAGCCGGTGCGTGCGCACACCTCCGGTACGATGGCATCCGCTGCCTACTGGCTCGGCTCGCAAGCCACCAGCGTCTCGATGACGCGCTCGGCATCGGTCGGATCCATCGGTGTGATGGTCCCGCACATTGATCAGAGCAAACGCGCCGAGATGCTCGGCGTGAAGGTCGAGCTTTTCACCACCGGGAAGTTCAAAGCCGCAGGTTTCCCTGGCACCTCGCTCACCGAGTCGCAACGCGAGCTGATCCAAGAGCGGATCGATCAAGTCTTTGGCGAGTTCAAATCCGCCGTCACGCGCCAAGGTCGGAAGATCCCCGCCGAGGCGATGCAAGGGCAGTCATTCTACGGCCCGCAAGCCGAGTCGCTGGGCCTCGCCACGGTAGTCCGCAATGCTTCGCAAGCAAGCAAAGCCGGATCCTCTCCGCTTCGCGCAGTTGACACTGCGGAAGATGGCATGAGCGAACAAGTCGCCAGCACCCCATCCGAAGAAGTCGTCGCATCGGTCGAGACCGTTGTTGCGGAAATCGCAAACGAAGCCGCCCCATCCGCACCGGAAGGTGAGCAAGAGGCAGCTCCTGAATCCGCACCTGAAGGCGAAACCGAAAGCGCGCCTGCTGAGGAGCCCAAGGAAGAGTCCGCCACCGAAATCATCGGCGACCTCAAGGCAACACTGGCATCGCTGCAAGGCGAGATCGCCGCACTGAAGGCCAATCAACTTTCCATCGATGAAGCAGTAGCCGCCAAGGCCGCTGCCATCGCCAGCCGCAGCTCCAGCGCACCCGTGAATGTCTCACCGGACGCACAGAGCAGCGAGAGCCTCTACGACCAGTGGAAGAACGCTACCGGCGCAGAGAAAACCCGAATTTTCAGGGCTCACCGCAAGGAACTCGAAGCCCACGCGGCCAAACTTTGAAACCAAAAACCAACCCGAACTAACCACAACGAACTCATCCAATCATTATGGCAACCACCATCAGCAGTGAACTCAAACTGAATGTCGTCCTCGACAGCGCGCTTGTTGCGCTTCGCGAGGCGCTTCTTCCCATCAATGCCTTCAGCACCGTGTACAACTCGGTTCCGCTTCAAGGCACTGACAAGATCGCCGTGCCTTTCTTCCCATTGGCAACGGACGCCACCGTGGATTTCAACGGCACCTACGCATTCAGCGATACGAATGCGATCAACAGCCGCGAAATCACCGTCAACAAGCGCAAGTATCAAGCGCTTTCCTTCACCTCCAGCGAACTCGCTCGCCAACCCTACTTCAACCCCGAGCAACTCGGTTTCCTGAAGGGTCGCAAGCTCGCCGAAGACATCATCAAGGACATCCTCAGTGTTGTGACGACCGCCAACTACGGCGCACCTGTCCTCACCAGCGCGGCCTCCGCGTTCGATTCGGATGATGTCATCACCATCAAGACCGCACTCGACCAAGCCAAGTGGGCAAAATCGAGCCGCACGATGATCCTCGACAACGCCTACGAAGGCGCGCTGCTCAAAGACGCCGGCATCAAGAACGCAGCCGCAGTTGGCACCGCCTCGGCGATCCAAAACGGCCTGCTTCCAAGCATCGCTGGCTTCAATGTCATCGGCACCAACCTCATCCCCGGCAACTCGCAGAACCTCGTCGGCATGGTGGCACTCCCAGAAGCGATCCTCGTGGCATTCTCGCCCGTGACTCCTTCATCGGGTGTGCGCGCCAGCCTCACCAACTACGAGACCGTCACCGACCCAGAGACCGGCCTCACCATCGAGTACCGCTCATGGGGTGACCCTGACACCGACACCGAGAAATCGGTCATCGAGGTCAACTATGGTTTCGCCCTCGGCCACGCCGCAGCCCTCAAACGGATCGTCTCCGCCTAATCATGCGCCGCGCCATCACACTAACCCGCAATGGCGACACTTGGAAGGTCAAGCACCTTCCGAGTGTGACGCTGGCCGACCAGCTTGCCGATTTCAAGGCCGCGAAAGTGACCGGCGATTTCGGTGGTGCTGATGAGGTGCAAATCTGGTCGAACGGTGACACGCTCAAGCGGTATGCCAAAAAAGCAGCCGCCGCAGTGATCGAGCCGATCGAGCCGGAAGCCGCAGAGGCCCCCGAGCCGAAGAAGACCAAGAAGTAATTTGTTTCATTGGTAGCGTCTAAGGAGAAAGCCCCATCTGGAAATTTCCGGGTGGGGCTTTTTTGACGCCGCGCGTGAAGCGTGAACTTAATTCAAGAAGCCGCCGCCGAGGCATTCGCATCGATTCTCGAAGACATCGGCGTACCAATCACCATCAACGATGAGGAGTACCTCGCCGCGATATCGATGGGCGGCGTTCAGATCGATTTGGAAGAAGGAGGATTCTCCCAGGACGGATCACTCAGCGTCCGCATGCTGGTCGCGCACCTACCAGATCCAGCACCGGCACAGAACAGCGCCATGACCATCGGCGATCTGCGCTACAAGGTCGAAGAGATCATGCGCAAGCCCGGTGCTGGCGTCATCGAATACCGAGTTGCACGCCGCTAATTTTTCACCATGAACCAACACATCGAAGACTATCTCGCCGAGCTCGTCGGCAACCTCGGCAATGACATCGAGGTCTTCACCGGCACCAGCTCGGATGTCCGCACGCCAGAATCGCACGCCGTTCTGGTACTGGCTGACCAGGTGGAAGGCGTCGTCGGCAGCCTCTACAAAGCCATGGTCAAGGTCTCCATTTCGTCACCGGCAGACGGAAGCACCCGCAGCAGTCACATTGACCTTGTGGACGAGGTTCGCGAGGCATTCACCGAGCCGCTGCCTTCAGCTCAGAGCCTCGGCATCACCGCCATCGAGGTGCGCGGATTCCACATCACCAATCACACCGCCGCTGTGTCAGACGATGGCCGCTGGGTCACATCGATTGAGGCACTCATCGGCGTCACCCGCTTGTGAAGTTGACACCCACGCGGGTGTATCATGGCAGCGACTTTTGGAGTCAATAACACACACGGCCTCTCTCCGAACACCGGACATGTGAGCGAGTCGAGCAAGGACTCCTCCGTCGAGGTCGCCACCATCCGCGACGAGCAGGGCGTCACCGTCTTTGCCGGACCGCGCAAGCTCATCACGCGCAATGTCACAATCACTGGCAAGGGCGACGCCGACATCGAAGCAGTCGTACCCGGCACCGTTGCCCTCGGCGTGGCGATGATCACCTCCGTCAAGCAAAGCGAGAGCAACGAGGATTTCCCTGAGTTCGAGATCCAAGCGACGATTTACGACGAGATCTAATTTTTCAAAGCCATGCCAATCACTTTTAACAAAATCGGAGTTCAGTCGGTATCCGCTGAGCTGATCGAGAGCGTCGAGTCTACCAAAAACATGGAGTCGAAGATGATCATGTCCACCGAAGGTGGATTTGGCGCGGCCAAGACTTTCGATCCCACCTACGAGTTCACGGTCAAAGGCCGTGGCACGACTACCGTCGAGGCAGGCGACACCAATGCAGCGGGCCTCATCCCCGACAACATCCCGACTGGCGGTGTGACTGTCATCACCTCGGTGAAAGTCAGCGAGAAAAACGACGATTTCAACGAGTTCGAGATCAGCGGCACGGTTTATCCGGGTGCTGATCCGATCGCCCAATAACCGGCTCACAAGAGCCACCCAAGATCAACCATGAGACAAGGATCCACGGTCGCCATCGTGCGCGACCATGATACCCCGCCAGTCGAGAGCCGCAACACGCGGCTGATCGGCTCGGCGATTGCCTCTGGTTGTGAGTTTGGGACAGACAAGGCATTCTCCGACACGATTGAAGATGTCGGCGGCAAACCCAAACGCACCGTCACATGGATGATGGATGGCGGAAAGAAGATAAAGTTCACGCCGATCGCCAAGGAGGAAGAGATCACCTTTGTCGAGTTCCAAAAGCGCTTCAATTCGCAGGAATGGTGCGAGGCGAATCCCGACCACCCGATTTCCTACATGCGCGCCGCGTTCGATTCGCATCACGGCCTTGTCGACAAGATCAAGACCATGCGCCCGATGCTGCTCGTCCGCAAAGGCAAGCGCCTCGCTGTCGTGCCTAGTGGCAACGACCCAGAGAGTAAAGCCCAGCGCGAAAAGATCCTTTCGATATTCTAAAATTATGGAAACCAGAGATCAAATGATCGCACTCGGAATGATCGAGAGCGAAAGCAAGACTATCGGCGGCATGAAGCTGCGATCATTCTCCTACGGATCGCTCCAGATCGCCTATTTACTCGGACTCACCATGTTCACCGGCGACGACTCCGACCTCAGTGAGATCGAGCGCCAGCGCCAGATCGCCACATTCGTCTGGATGCAGTCGGCACCGCTGGATGATGTCGTCTCAGCCGTAGCTGCCAACACCGCAGGGCAGGCCGTCCTCCGTTACTCGCTCAGCATCGACTTCTCCACCTTCCCCGATATACTCGAAGAGATCAACCGCATCGGCTCGCAAGTCGCCGCCAATGATGTGCGCGTCGAGTCGAAGTACAAATCCGAGGAAGAGACACCGCCGGGAAAGTCCTGAACCCTGGCTGGTGCGCGAGCGTGGTCTACGCGATCGCCAAAGACACCGGATGGAGTGAGAAGCACATCCTCTGGGAGCTACCGCTGTCGCGAGCCCTCCAATACTACCACTGCGCATTGCAGGCGGCAAACCTCTGGACGCTGGAACCCGTGACCACCGAAACAATCGAGGAAATGGTGCCAGACTCTCTTTTGAGCTACATCGATGGGCTGGTTGACTCTGAGACGGAATAAATGGCGATCAAGGGTGTCACTATCGAAACCGATATATCGAATTTCCAAGAAATGGCTTCAAAGCTAAGCCAGTTCTCAAAGCGTGACGGCAAAACCTTTATGGAGGAGCAAGTTAGAGGTGCTATTCGTAAATTGATGGATGTAACACCTCCTAGCAACGGCAAGACGCGCGGAGTAAATGCTAAGAAATTGGGGGAGGCAGCAATCGCCAGCGATGTTCGCAATGTTTTTATCGGTACGACACCTAAAAGAGCAGAGGTCAGCAGTATGTCGGAAATGGCCAGTATTCACAGGTCAAAACAAAAGACCAGATCCCTTCGAGTTAAGCGCGTGAACCAAAAGACTTACGCGTCAAGGTCGATGATCGTCCAATTCATAAAGCGCAAACAACAAAAGGTTGGCTACCTAGCATCTGGCTGGGCATCGGCAGCTCGGAAAATTGGAAAAATCCGCGTCCCTGGCTGGATTGGTCGCCACAACGCTCCGGGCGACACGGTTATTAGCACAAACAATCATTTAGTCACCGCGAGCATCAGCAATTTCGTCAAATGGGCCACGGATGTCAGCTATGTTGAGCGCAGGGTTCAGTACGCGATAAGATGGCAAACCAGATCAATGAATAGACGCCTCTACCACTACTTGAAGAAAGCCTACAAAAAAGCCAACGGCTGATTGACACCTTACTGAATTGAAAAGATGGCAAGCATTTCCACCAAGCTCACGCTGAACGCCTCGGACTTTGTCCGTGGGATCGATCGGTCGAAAAAGTCGGCAAGTTCGCTCAAGACCTCGATGTCGTCGATCGGCTCGGGCATCGGCTCGGCCTTCTCCAGCATCACCAAGGGCGTCGGTGCAATAGGCATCGCCGCCACAGGTGCAGCCGCCGCTGTCGGTGGTATCGCGTACAAGCTGATCAGCATCGGTGAGGAAGGACTTCAAGCGGAGAACCGCATCAAGAGCGTCGTCAAGACCATGGGCCTCTTCGGTACCCAATCCGGTGATGTTGCCAACCGCCTCATCGAAATGGCCGATGCCACTGAGCTCGCCACAGGCGTGGATGGTGACCTGATCATGGCGGCGCAGGCAAAGCTCGCGACCTTCAAGGAACTCGCCAAAACCGCCGGCACCACCGGAGGCGCTTTCGATCGCGCCACTCAAGCATCGCTCGACATGGCAGCCGTCTTCGGGGGTGACGCCTCGAATTACGCCGTGCAACTCGGCAAGGCGCTGGAGGATCCAGAGAAGGGACTGGCCGCGCTGAAGCGCACCGGCGCACTGACCACCTCGCAGATCAAAGCCATCTCCGAAGAGTTCGCCGCCACCGGCAACCGCGCAAAGGCATTTGACCAGGTACTCAAAGCCATCGAAACGCAGGTCGGTGGATCCGCCAACGCAACCGCAAGCGGAATGGCGAGGATCAAGGTTTCCGTTGGCCAGATGCTCGAAGAGATCGGCAAGCCGATGTCCGAGGTCTTTTCAAAATTTGCCGCCGATGTGGCAAAGATGACGCCGCAGATCGTCGATTCGTTCAGTAAGCTGGCTCCTAAGATCCGCGAAGTTGGGTACACGATCACCGCCGCGCTGGCTGAGGCGCTACAAGGCGACACCGACCGTATGGTGAAGATCGGAGGGCTCATTGGGGAGGCTGTCTCCCTTGGCTTTAAGACCGCGATCACTCGTGGGTTCATGGACGCCACGGAAAGCGCCTTCCGATTTCTTGAGGACATCAACCCGATCCGAAAAATCTGGGACACCAGCGGACCACTCAACAGCGGGAAGGTCAGCGAGGAAATCTCCAAAGGCAAAGGACGCGTCACCGAAGGTCAGATCGGTGATGGAATTGAAAGAATCCGCAGCCTCTTCAAAGAAATTTCGGTCGCTAACACGCCGCAAAAACAACCGCCGTCTGACTTCTTCGCAAGGGACAGATCTACCGCTGAGGCCAAAAGAAACCCCATCCTTCCTACCGAACCCGATGCACCGGAAGGCCCAAGCGCCGCACAGCAAGCCAAGGCCGAAGAGCTACGACTTACCCAAGAAGCATACCGACTCGAAGCCGAGATGGTCCGCGCGCGGATCGCTGGTGATGACAAGAAGCTCGCTGATCTGGAAAGGCAGAAAGCAATCGAGGAAGAGATCGTCACACTGAAAAAACTCGGCATGACCGGCGACAAAGCCAAGGACACCGCCGCCAAGATGGTCGATGCCCGTGCTGCCGCAGATGAGGCCGACAAGGCACGCGAGAAGAAACAACAAGGCGGCCAGAGCGCGGGTGTGAGCCAACTCGGCAGCGTCGCCAAAGCGACCAATGTCCTGATGGGCCGCGCGGCCAACGATGGCATCCTCGAAGAAAGCCGCCGTCAGACATCCCTGCTACGGACGATTAAGGAGAATACCAAACCTAAGACGACCACCACATCCGAAGTTTACATCCCTGTTTTTGGCGGCTGATAGCTGAATCAACAAACACCCCACCCGTTTTCGCATGAGCACCAGCAATTTCATTACCGTAGGAGCCACCGGCTCAAAGAGCAAAGAAGGCGTCATCCAGTGGGTGGTTCCTTACTATGTCCAGAACATCGGGCAAGTGAAGACTGTGGGCAAAGAAGATTACGAAAACTGCCAAGAGGTTTCGCGCACCTGGGCATGCAACAATGACGGTGCCGATCCTTCCTACATCGTGACCGTCACCTACGAGGGCGGCAGCGCCGAATCCGCCAGCGCCACCTACGGCGACGAAGAAAGCACCGTTTGGAGTCTTGATTTTGAAATGGCTGAGGAGCCGATTGAGGCTCACTGGAACTTTGAGGAAATCAAAAAAGTTTACGGCGGCAAGTGGGCAGACCCAGAAACTAAAGAGGATTGGACTTTTGATGAAACTCTCCCAGCGGGCTCGAAAGCCTCATCCGGTCTTGGTGGAAAAAGTAAGGTCGGCAAAGGCAACAAAAACCCGATGAAGGGGGTTAAAACCTACATCGTGATGAACTGTATTGCCTCGGTGAGCTACACGAAGAAATCACTGCCAAAGGCAGTGATCGACAATATAGGAAAGCTGTACCGCAATGTACCAGACGCCCCAGCAGAATTCAACAGCCTTGATAAAGGCAATCGCGACTGGATGAAGATGCCGCCGCAGATTTCCAAGCGTGGAAATGTCTGGCAGATTTCCGAATCATGGAAGCTGTCCGAGTACTATGAATGGCCGAAGGAGGTCTATCAAGACGGGAACGCTGGCAATTTCAACTAATGGACATCAAAGAAATCAAAGTCCAGAAGGGTGAGAGGATCCAAACCGCGTGGGAGCGATTGGTGCGATGGGTCGATACGCTCAAGGTGGTGCCAGGCGAAGGTGTAAAGGTGCGCGAGACGCCCAAAGGCACGATCGTCACAGTGCTGAAAAAGCGGCAGGCGTACAGTCACCCATTCAAGGTTGGGGCGAGTGAAGTAAGCGCATCGGTGCGGGCGGGAACGGTGAATGGTCAAACGCCGTACATCCTCGATGTCACGACCAAGAACTGGCGAAGAATCGACAACCGAGACGACGAGGGAAACAAGTTAGACCCAGAGAAGCCAGCGCCGGCGATGAAGTTGGATTTGAAAAATCAAGAGGGCGGCAAGTTCTACATCTCGCTGCGCGTGAAGCCGAATGATGCTGGCAC